CTCCTGCGCCATCGAGAGCCAAATTTCGCCTGACCGCTTTACCGCGACGGCGAAGTTGCTCATGTAGATAAAGGTCTGGTTGTCCAGCCGCTGCTGGATCATCTCCACGGCTTTGCCAGAAATGTTCGAGACGATCTTGTCGCCTTCGTTCTGGTTGCCGAGGATGTCCTGCATGTCCACTTCGGTGAGCTGCAAGAGCGCGGCCATCGCCGGCGGGATCTGCGGGCTTCGCGTGTAAGCGACGGGACCGGCCGCCTGCTGGCTGCCGTCGGGCGTCGTGATCGGGTTGATAAGCAGGTAAGGATAATTCTTGATGTTATCCTCAGCCCACTGGATCTGATGACCTGCGACCTGCTCCGGCACCATGATCGGCTTCTCGACGCTTGAGAGCGCCGAGATCTCGCCGAGTTTCGAGAGCTGCATGTTCTTGAGCCGCTGCGCGTCCTTCGCCAGGCGCACGTGGCCCATGCAGCGCTCGACGTTATCAACAAACCAGCGCTTGCCAAACACCGGCACGATCGGAATGCACGTTCCTGCGATGTAGCCGCAGTCCTCGAGCACGCGTCCGCCGGAGAGGATGTACTTGTGCACGCGACGCTTCTTTATGCGCCGCTGACGTACCTCGGTCGAGCCAATGGCGAGCAGCGTTGCTTCCAGCTCCTCGTCCGCGTCAAAGTCGGCTTGCGTGTAGCGCTCCTCGTTCCCGCCGATGTCACGCCACATTCGCAGCAGCTCGGAAACCTCCTCGACGACGTAGTATTCGGCGACATACACCACGTCGGGCGTGTCCCAGTCGAACTCCGTCTGCTGAATCTCTTTCGGCCAGTCGGACGGGCTGTCGCCGTAGGTGTCCTTGTACGCCTTGCGCGTCATGGAGGACACGACGAAGCAGTGCTTGGCGTCCGCCTTGTCCTGGCGCTTGGAGTCGAGGTCGAAGAAAACGGACGAGTCCGCGTCATAGATCGGTTCTATGCGGATGCGCTGGTGCTCGTTCTCCGGGTCGTACTCGTCCTCGTAGCACGTCCGCAGCCGCCAGGCGCCAAAACCGCCGCCGACCGCCTCCTCGAAGGCGTTGTCGTAGGCTTCCATCGCTCCGCTGTCCTGCTCGTCCGCTCGGAATAGCATGTCGCAGGTATCAGCAAGGCGGTCGTTCTCCGTGCCATCCTTAGCCAGAAAATCGACCGTGACGCGAGAGTTGCGGTACTCGTTAATGATCCGAATGACCGCGAGGTGGACTTTGTTGACCTCGAATCTGGGCTTGTTCTCGAACTGGTAGCCGAGCGGGCCTTCCCACTGAGCGCCTGCTATCGAGTAGAACCGACGGTCTTGCAAGCATTGCAGCCGCTCGTCGCGCACTGCGGACTGGATGTCATCGAACTGCGACATCGCGTTCTGATGGACCTTATCGAGCCGCTCGCTCTTTGTCATACGGACCATGCGGTCACCATCGGTTAGCTATCGGTATAGGGGCCACCTTAGCGCTTGGCAGGCACGCTACAGGGAACGCAAAGGTCACTGCCAGCGCGTCGGCAGCATCTGGCGACGCCAGCCCTCGGGCTTTCATCTCCTTTTTGCCTTCAAGGAAAATTGTACCTGATGAGTTAGGCTTCATGATAGGTCCGCTGAGATCCATCTTCAGCGCCTTGTCGTCCGGTATCGATGCCGTTTTGAGCCAGTCCTTCATCGCACCCCAAAGCTCTGCGCGTTTGTTGCCGTACATGATCGGGTTCTTCGCCTTCCACCCGAAGTTGACCCCGCGCACGATCTTGTACTGCTGCTCGTGCAGCCGGTCTAGGATGCCGTACCCGAGCCCGCCCTCGTCCAGCGCCACCAGCGCGGGTCTGAACTCCTCTATGGCCTCAATGACGCGCCCCACGATCGTCATCGTGTCCTCGCCCTGGTAGCGCCGCAGCGTCACAAGGTCGCGCCCTTGCCGCACGGCGATCACCGTCGAGTCCGCGCCGCCCCGTGCCGGGTCGACGCCCAGTATGATCGGCGCGCTGCTGTCCTTGTAGCGGGGTCTCAGCACCGCGTCAACGACCACAGAGGGCGGTATGAACTGATCATCGTTCGCGCTTGGAAACTCCCCGTAGACCTCTACGCGGGCTTGTGAGGAGTCCTCGCCGTACTCGTCGATGATCTGCTGGTAGACCAGCTTGTCCGTGTCCTCGACCGTTCTGGCGTCCACCTGACGCGTCGACCAGAAGCTACGCTTGGCGTGAAAGCACTCAAAGAAGTACCCAGACCCTCGGCGAGGGTTACTGAACGCGAACCAGTACCGATCGAGGATGTTTTCCGTAAAGAAGCCCGCGCCGACGGACCATATAGGGTCAGGAATACCGCTCGCCTCGTCGAAGATCAGCATCATGCCGTCGTGGTTGTGGACGCCCGCGTAGCTGTCCGGGTTCTCCTCAGACCACAACTTGCCCTCCGCCGCCCAGTAGCGCGTCCCTTTCTTCAGGTCGCGCTCCACGAGGTCCGTTAGCCACTTGGCGGGCATCAGCTTGGTCGCGGAGATCTCCCACCAGTGGGCGTTGACGATCATCGTCGACCACTTAGTCAGTTCGCCCCACGTCACGGAGCGCAACTGCGACTCTGAGTTCGCGCTCACAATGACGCTCGAGCCAATGCGGGTCGACAGCATCCACAGAATGAGCCAGCTTACCAGCGCCGACTTGCCAATCCCGCGCCCTGACGCCACGGCTTCGCGCAGCGTCTCCATCTGTAGCTGGCCTTTATTGCGTATAATGTGGTTCGCAATATCGCGCAGAACCTGTCGCTGCCATTGGCGCGGGCCCTTATACGCCGCCAACGGCGTGTTCGGCTGCCCCCACGGAAACGAGAACAGTACGAACTTCTCGGGGTCGTCTTTGATGTCAACGGACCAGACCCGCGACATCAGGAGCTGTTCATCTTCCGGTGAGTAGATGGGTTTCTGCATTAATGACGCGCTCCTCTGCCGCCCTTAGCGCGCCGATCACGCTGATGCGCTGATCCACTTCGACGGAGATAGCTTGCTTCGCTACCCACCCGTGTGCATGTTGCAGGATCGACAGCGCCGCCTTTGCGTCGCCCGACTGTGCTGCGTTGTACAACACTTCACTGGCGGCGCGCTCGGCGTCGGCGCGTCCCTTCAATTCCGCCAGCTCTGCGGTTTGATCGAGTTCTTTTAGACGATTGTACTCAGCGGGTAACAGTCCCGCGTTCAGTGCCAACGAGTCGCCCTTTAAGCCCAGATACGCCGCCTGGTAGATGCGCTCCAGCACCACTTCGGTGGCGCGCACTTCGCGGATGCTGAGAGGCAGACTCTTGAACATGCCGGACAGTTTAGTTGCGTCGCAGGAAATTGCAATGTTAGGGAAAGTTTTACGGTGTTTTGCAGAAAAAAAAAAAAAATTTTGTGTGGACCCTACGTAAACGAAATCGACGTCGACCGCGTCGAGGGGTATACCCCCTGCCGCCAGTCGCTCGGCGCGAGCTGACGTCGAGCTGACGTCGAGCTGACGTCGAGCTGACGTCGAGCTGACGTCGAGCCGTGTCGCCAGGCAACACTGTACGAATAACCAGTACTGTATGCGGACTGTACAAGCGTACAGGTTTTATACAGTACTGTATGCGGACTGTACAGGCATACAGGTTTTATACAGTACTGGACAGGCATACAGTATTTGCCTGGCGACGCGAGCTCACGACGCGGGGCGACGACGCGGGGCGACGACGCGGGGCGATTTATGGGTCATTTAGGTCATTTAAAAACACGTTTTCAGTCCGTACAGCTCTACATAGGCTTATTAAATCAAACATCAATAACCCAAATGACCTAACCACGAAAAAAGCTAAACGCCTCAATGCCTTGTCGTAGGTCATCGCGCCGAAATCCATGACCTAACCATGACCCAACAATGACCCATCGCAAAGACGAAAGCGCTTGCAAAGTGTAAAACGATCCTTTACGCTATGCCTCACTACAGTCAACTACACGGTACTTCAGTCATGACAAAAGCAAACGGCGTGATCGTATATGAAGGCCCCAGCGCGCTCGACGGCGCGCCGATCGTCGTCATCGTCACGGGAACGGCCAAGAAAAGCGCAAACCCGAAAACGGGCGACATGCTGCAAACGTGGATTCTGCGCTCCGATATTCCTCCCGTAGAGGCCGCGCGCAACGGCGCCGACGCCAGCATCTGTGGTGACTGCCCGCACCGCTACGACCCCGAAACAGGCAAGCGCTCGTGCTACGTGCTGGTCTGGCAAGCGCCGCGTCAGGTCTGGGAGGCGTACAAGCGCGGGCGCTACCCGCACGCGACCGACCTAGCGTCGATCTGCGCCGACCGCATGGTCCGCATCAGGTCATATGGCGACCCGTACGCGGCGCCGCTCGCGCTGTGGCGCGCGATGACCGCGCGCGCGCTGGGATGGACTGGTTACACGCATCAATGGCGCATCGCGGGCGCAGACTGGTCCGCGCTGGTCATGGCGAGCGCTGACAGTGTCGACGACATGGCGCACGCGCACACTAAAGGATGGAGAACGTTCCGCGTGACCGCCGAGCCGCTTCAGCACATTCGCAAGCTCGAGACAGTTTGCCCCGCCTCCAAGGAGCGCGGCGCCGTCACCACATGCGCAGACTGCCGCGCATGCATGGGTACTACGAGCCCGAAGCGCGCCAGCATTCAGATTGCGATGCATTGAAATCGTTTGCATAGCGTACGGAATACCCGTACGCTATGCTCCACCACAGTCAACTAGGGTCAAGTCATGGCATACGTAAGCAAAGAAGCGAAGGCGACCATCGCGCAGAACCTGAAGCCGGTGCTCGCGCGCTATGGGATCAAGGCGACGCTAGCGGTCAGCATGGGGCGCACCATCGTCCTGAACATCCGCAGCGGCGCGATAGACTTCCTCGCGCAGACCAGCGCAAACACACGCGGCGGGTATATCAGCGTGAATCCTTACTGGTACCGCGAACACTTCACGGGTGACGCGTTGGCATTCCTGACCGACGCTATGGCGGCGCTACAGTCTGCGGGCTGGTATGACCGCACCGACATGATGACGGACTATTTCGATACCGCCTACTACATCGAGATAAACGTCGGCACGTGGGAGAAGCCTTATCAACTGACCGCAGTACGGAGCGCAGCATGAAAGAGCACATGACTGACTGGGTTTTCCGGCGGTTTCTGGAAGGCGTCGACGTCGACCCGTCATGGGACGACCTGCGCGAATACGTCGAGGACGAAATCTACTTCGACCGCGACGCAACACGCGCGTTTATTCGCGAGGCGCTCGATTTCGTCGACTGGGACGAGATAGGCCGCTGGTATCACTGGGGGACGCGACGATGAATAGCAGACTGCGCGCGATCGCGCGCACGTTGATGGAGTACGCCGCGCTTGGATTGCTCGGCGCGATCCTCGGCGGAATGGTCTGGGAAGGATTGAATCGGCAACTCGACATTCAGGACGCACAGAACCGCGCATGGGCGCGAGAATATTTGGGAGAGTAAAATGGAGCGTTACTTTATTCTGTCCGGCAGCAAAGTGTGGGACATGTCGCGCGCCGAGATAATCTCGGTAGCGGATCAATACATGCTCCGCAGCGGAGCGGAATTCGACCCGGCGGACGACCTTTTGCCGCAGGCCGTAGAGCAGATCGGCGCGAGCGCGTACCCGATCACGCGTGAGGGCGCGCGCGATTTCATCAACGACGCACGGCGCGTGGGCGCTAAAAACCCGGCGCGCCGTCTGGCGGTGCAATTGCTGCGCCGGTTCGCAAATTAATTAGGAGAGTAAAATGGAGCTTTGGACCAGACCAGACCACTACGCGGGCGCGTCATGGGACGACTATTATGTTTTCCTCGGGCGCAACCGAGACTCGCAACTGCTCGAGGTCAGCAATTTTGAATGCGCCTTAGCAGAACTAGGCGGAGAGTCGGAAACCGTCATAGTCGTGCGCGAAGGTCATTGGGCGGTGGGTTGGATCGAATGGATCGCCATTCACAACTCCGACACTGAAGCCGTGGCAATCGCCGAAGCCCTTGCCGCCGCCTTGGCGGACTACCCTGTGTTGAACGAGGACGATTACCTTGCCCAACAGTTTGATCAAACTTGCGAAATATGGGAGAAAATGAGCGTGCGCGAACGCGCGCGCCTGCTAAGGGAGGCGGGGGAGTGCATATTCTCCGCACGGAGGGATAGCCTTCCGGATTCTAGCTATATTTACGATAGGCTCACTTAACCGACGCCAAGCGGACCGGCGGCGTTTCCTCGACGAGGCGCCGCAGGTCTGACTTGTTTATCCCAGCCATGTCCGGCGCGCAGAACAGATGCTTCTTCGTCGGCAGGTCCGACGACGCCACCCGCCCTAAATCGACCCATCCTGCTTCTTTGACCGCGTGCAGTAGGGCGGCCTGCGGCACCTTCACGCCAGACGGTACAGCGCCCGCTAGGCGGTCACAGAGCGCGTGGAACGGCGAGCCGATCACGCCCTTAGCAAACTCACCCTTTCGACCGCGCAGCATGTCGACCAGATACGACTCCGCGACCGACATACCTTGCTCGATCAGCGACGCCTTGAATTCGGTCCAGCGCGGCGCCCCCGCCGGATTGAACTTCGACACGTCCCGGCGGTGTAGCCACCCCGCCACCGCCTCGAACCCGCCCGACTTGTACC